GAGTTTGGTGTTGAAACTGTCCTAAATGACGTAACAATCGGTCAATATGACGTGGTTATGGAAACAGGTCCAGGATTTAACTCTAAGCGTCAAGAGGCTGTTGCATCAATGATGCCATTGTTAGCAGGTAACGCTGAGTTGTTTAACTTGGCAGGTGACTTGGTTTTCCGAAATATGGACTTCCCAGGCGCAGATATTATTGCGGATCGCCTAGCTGCGGTTAATCCTTTGGCACAAATTGACGAGAAATCAGAAGTTCCACCGCAGGTTCAAATGCAGTTGGCACAATCTAAGAAGATGATTGACGAGCTAACACAGCAAATGCAAGCGATGGGCATGGACATGAAGTATGGAATGTCTGTAAGCCAAATGAAAGAGCAAGAATCAACCAAGCGCACCCTTATGCAGGTTACTGCTAAGGCGCATGATGCCGAGCTTAAGTCTGAATCCATCGTTAATCAGGTCAACGTTAAAGCTGTTACAGCCCAAAACAAGACAGAAATTGATGCAATTGTTAAATTATTGCTTCAGCGCATGGATACCAAAGAGCTTATATCTGAAATTGAGCGTTTAAACAACGAGCAAATTGCTTACACACAGCAGGCTGCCTACGATGTTGACGATGAGCAAAACCCTTTAATGAATCCAGGAGTCCAAAATGGCTAGAGATATTGTCACCTCTGAAAACAGAGAAGAATTTATGAAGAAAAAATTGGCTAAAGAGCCTGAAGAAATGGTTGAGATTGGAATTGCCTTTGAAGACCCAAAATCTAAGGATGCAATGGCCATATTGAAGCGTTTTGGCGCAGCATCAGCAGGCGCATCAGATAAATCTTCTTATTTCAAGGTTAAAAAGATAGATCAAAAAGGATTACTTGAGCAGTTAAAAGCCAAGGGTGTGAGATTTGATTTATACGATTAATTGTAAAAATTTATTTTTAGTATTAAGATAGCTTTAAACCTACCTGTGGGTTACACAGGGTTTATTCTTGGAGTATTCCATGTCAACTGTAGTAACTAGTGAAAATTTAGCCGAATTTAATGCTCAAAAGTTGGGTTTAGCTGTTGATGCCGACCCTGTTGTGGCTGACGATACAACCGAAGAGGTTGTTAGTGCAGAGCCGACAGAAGTAGAAGAACAGAGTGAACCACAAGCAGAAGAGAAGGCAGTAACAGAAGAACGAAAAGCCAACCCCAAGTTGGAAAAGCGTTTTTCTGAGTTAACGAAGCAACGTGAATTGGCTCGTCAGGAAGCTGAACGAGAGCGTCAAAGAGCTGCGGACTTAGAAAAGCGTATTGCGGATTTAGAGAAAACTTCAGGCAAGGCTCAGAGCTTTGAAGAGGTTGACTCAGAACCGCAACCACATCAATTTGATGATGCGTTTGAGTATGCGAAAGCACTCAGCGAATGGTCAGTTGAAAATGCTTTAAAACAGCAAGAGAGGCAAAAAGCCGAGGCAAAGCTAGCCGAAGAACGTCAAGCGCAATTACAGGCTTGGTCAAAACGGATAGAACAAGTCAAAGCAGAAATGCCTGATTATGAGGAAATGATTGAGTCTGCAGATGTAAGCGTAAGCGACCAAGTGCGTGATGCAATCATTGAAAGTGATGTTGGACCAAGAATCCTCTATCACTTGGCTGAGAATCCTGAGTTTGCCGACCAATTGGCAACTTACTCTACTGCTAAAGCGTTGCGTGAGATTGGGAAGTTGGAAGCAAGGTTTGAGAAGAAGGATGAAAGTCCTAAATCCGCACCTAGTAAACCTGTTGCGACAAAATCTAAAGCACCTGCACCGATTAACCCTTTAAGGGCTACTTCTTCTGCAGCCGATATGCCGATTGGTTCTGATGGTCAGTTCCATGGCACTTATCAGCAGTGGAAAGAGGCTCGTAAAGCAGGGAAAATCAGGTAAAGGTAAAAACTTAACTTTTTTGTAAGGAAACAAAATGTCAAACAATTTACTAACGATCTCTAAGATCACCAACGAAGCGTTGATGGTTTTGGAAAACGAACTAACTTTCACTTCTGAAGTAGACCGTAACTATGATGACCAATTCGCTGTAGTAGGCGCAAAGATTGGTAACACAGTTAACGTTCGTAGACCTGGTCGCTTCATCGGAACAACTGGTCCTGCTCTAAACGTTGAAGATTTCAATGAAACTTCTGTGCCTGTAACTTTGTCAACACAGTTCCACGTTGACACACAGTTCACAACACAAGATTTGGCTTTGTCTTTGGATATGTTCTCAGACCGAGTTCTTAAACCTGCAGTTGCAGCAATCGCCAACAAGATTGACTATGATGGTTTATCAACAGCTGCTGCAAACACAGCTAACATCGTAGGCACTCCAGGCACTCCTCCAACTGGTTTGATTACTTACTTGACAGCAGGCGCATACCTTGACGCTGAAGGCGCACCACGTGATGGTCGTAGATCATGTATCGTTGAGCCATTCACAGGCGCAACTATCGTTGATAGCTTGAAAGGTTTGTTTGTTCCTTCTGATGTTATTGGCGATCAATACCGTAAAGGTTTGATGGGTCGTGACTCAGCAGGTATGAACTGGAAGATGGATCAGAACGTTATTTCACACACATTTGGTTCATTCGCAGGCACTGCAGTTTGCAACACATCAACAGCAACTGGCTTCTTGTCAACAGGTTGGGCTCAAACATCAACAATCAGCATCACTTCTACAGGTGCAGTAGCACTTCAAGCAGGTGACGTTATCACTATTGATGGTGTTTATGCAGTTAACCCACAGAACCGTCAGGCTTATGGCTCAAACAAGCTACGTAACTTTGTTGTAACTGCTGATGCTTCAGGCACAGGCGCAACATTTAACGTAACTGTTTCACCTGCTGTTATCTCTGGTGGCCAGTTCCAAAACGTGTCTATCCCTTCAGCAGGTTCTGCTGCAGTGAACTTCTACAACAAGACAGGCGCAGTATCACCACAGAACATCGTTATGCACCGCAATGCATTTACTTTGGCAGTGGCTGACCTTGAGTTGCCAGAGGGTGTTCACTTCGCAGGTCGTGCAAGCGATAAGGACATTGGTTTGTCAATGCGTGTTGTTCGCCAATACACTATCAACAACGACTCAATTCCGACTCGTTTAGACGTGTTATACGGTTGGGCTCCTTTGTATCCTGAATTGGCTTGCCGAGTTGCAGCTTAATTTAACTTATTTAATAAATTTGAAAGGAACACAAAATGTCTAATCCAGGTCCAGCAAGCACCCAAACCCCTGTTTATTTACTTAATGGTAATGCTGCAGATGGCATTCTTTTAGGTATCGCAGGCGGTAAAATTGGCTTTTACGGTGAAACTCCTGTTGTTCAAGCAGGCGCAATCACTACATTGTCAGCAGGTCCAACTACAGCTGAAACAGTAGCTGCGGTTAATGCAATTATCACTGCGTTAAAAAACGTTGGTGTTACTGCTTAATACCAAAATGATGTAAAATAACCTCACCCCTAAAAAGGTGGGGTTTTTTCTTTGTGAAGGAAGGAAATATGAACGAAACAAAACTTAGAACTCTTGTCAGGTCTATCACTTACCGCATTACTGCGGTCATCATGACAATCGTTTGGACTTACTGGTTTACAGGCGATATAGCTAAATCCACAGGCTTTGCTTTAGCACTCCATGCTTTACTTAGTATTGATTACTATATTCATGAACGTGTTTGGTTAAAGGTCAAGTGGGGCTTAAATGGCTAAAAAAAGGCTTGTTGTAATCGGTAGAGGAACAGCAGGCGCACAAACAGTTGCTCATTTCCATCGTTGGATGAAAGACTTTGAAGTAGAGTGGCATTTTGACCCCAATATAAGCCCTCAAGCGGTTGGTGAAGGATCTGCGTTAACTTTGCCTGTCAATCTATCAAATAACCTAGATTTTAGTCATTTAGACTTGTCTGAAATAGATGGGACTTTTAAATCAGGTATTGTTAAGCAAGGTTGGGGTAAAACAGGTGAGGAGTTTTTCCATGCATTCCCACCGCCTGAGCTTTCATACCATTTTAATGCGGTAAAGCTCCAGGAATACACTTACAAAAAGCTGAAAGACAAGATTAAGATTGTTGAGCAAAACACCACAGCCGACAAAGTAGACGCTGATTTTGTGGCAGATTGTTCAGGAAAACCAAGCGATTACTCAGCTTTTATAGAGTCAGAATATATCCCTTTAAACGCTGTTCACGTTAATCAATGTTTTTGGGATTACCCAACATTTACGCACACCTTAGCTATTGCTAGGCCTTATGGGTGGGTATTTGGCATTCCTTTAATGAACCGTTGTTCAATCGGTTATTTATATAACAATAAAATCAACACATTAGAAGAAGTCAAAGAAGACATGGAGTATATGTTTAAAACATATAACCTAACCCCAAGCACCACGACTAACACTTTTTCATTCAATAGTTATTACAGAAAAGAAAACTTTACCGAAAGAGTGGCTTATAACGGTAATGCATCATTTTTCTTAGAGCCTATGGAGGCCACGTCTATAACCGTTATGGATGCTATTCAGCGTTGGGCTTTTGATATGTGGGTAAGCGATAGACCAGTGGATGAGGTTAATAATTGTTATGCAACCTATATGAAACAGGTAGAAACATTCATTGTTATGCATTATTTGGCAGGATCGCCTTTTAAAACAAAGTTTTGGGATATGGCGCAAGAAAAAGCCGAGAAATGCTTTGAAAACATCAAAAATGATGCATATTTTGTGGATATGTATAAAAAAACGAGAAATATAGACAATATTTCGCAATCTTTTAATGTTCCCAACATATACGCTCAATGGTGGAGTGGCTCTTTTGTGCAAAACATCAGAGGTCTTGGTCTATATGACAAGCTAGACTCTTTAATAGGGGCATAAATGAAAAAAGTAATGATTGCAATTCCTGCTTATACAGGGGTTGTTCACATGGGAACAATGCGTTCTCTTATGACAGATTTAATTGGTTTAATTAAACGTGGAGACCAATTTACCCTGGTTGATGACATTGGAAACGCATTAATTGCTGATTGCAGAGGCATAATTGCTACAAAGTTTTATCATTCCGACTGTGACGAGCTTATTTTTATAGACTCAGACGTTGCTTGGGAAGAGGGAGCTTTGCTTAAATTGGTGGATTACCCTGTGGATTTATGCGCAGGAATATACCCTACACGCACAGAGCCAATTAAATACTGCGTTCATTGGTTGCAAGATAGAAAAGAATTATGGGCTGACCCTGAAACAGGTCTTTTAGAGGTTGAGGCTGTTCCAACAGGGTTTATGAAAATTAGTCGCAATTGCATAAATAAAATGATTGAGGCTTATCCACAGCAGTATTATTCTGATGCCACAGAAGATAATCTTTACTGGCCACTCTTTGAACACTATGTGGATCAAGAGAAAGGTTGGAAATATGGTGAGGATTATTCGTTCTGTTACAAGTGGCGCAAAATAAATGGTCAAGTTTGGGTTGACCCTGAACTAACCATGGGGCATATTGGTAATAAATTATTTCAGGGAAATTTGGGAAAATTCTTAAAAAGTAGGATAATCAACACGTAACTTTTAGCTAAAGGACACATCATGTCAAATACAGTAGTTTTAAGAACCGTTGGTCAGACATATGCCATCGGTCTAACATCAACCTCTTCTACAGCAATTACCGTTAAAGCCAATAAAACAAACGACCAGTGCAACTATGCTGCGTTCTTGAATCCAGGCTCTAAAGGTTGTTCAGTAGCAATTGCACCTTCAAGCGCACCTGCTGCTGTAATCCCAACTGCAGGCACTCCTGCCGACTTTTATTTACCACCTTTAATGACTCAGCCTATTGTTTTGGCAGTTCCTGCAAATCAGTTCTCAGTAACAGGTATTTGCGCTGCAACAGAAACGACAACTATTTATGTAACACCTGTTGGCGATCAGTCTTAAACCGTAACCTGTAGGGCTAATTAAATGTCTAACAATACCGCAATAACACAAACGACCAATATAGTGCCTGTTCAAGGCATTTTTGAGCCTGCGCCTACGTTTGCGTTGGTTACATTAATTGGTCCTGCAGGAACACCTTTTTATGCAAATGTTAACCCTGCTCAAACAGGTTTAAACATAACAAACAGCACAATAAATAGCACAACCATTGGTTTAACAACCCCTGCTGCAGGTGCTTTTACCACTGCAACCGTAGCAACAGCCCCAACTGCATCAACTGATGTTGCTAACAAGCAATATGTTGATTATTACGCTGCAGGATTGGCATGGAAAGAGCCTGTTTTGGCTGCTTCAATGGGTAATTTAACCCTTTCAGGCGAGCAAACAATTGACACTGTGGCGGTGGTGGCAGGTGATAGAGTTTTGGTTAAAGATCAAACAACTGCGTCACAAAATGGTATATATACCGTTGCTGTTGGCGCATGGTCTCGCTCAATTGGTGCTGATGATTGGGATGAGTATTTAGGTGCGATTACTTTTGTTATTGATGGATCACAAGCAGGTTCAGCTTGGTATTGCACTGCGCAACCAGGTGGAACTTTAGGAACAACCGCAATTGAATGGGCTAATTTTAGCGTTTCAAGCACTTACACCGCAGGAACAGGTCTAACCCTTTCAGGCACTCAATTTAGCATCACAAACACAGGTGTTTCAGCTGCCACTTATGGTTCAGCATCAAGCGTTCCTGTTTTTGCTGTAAACGCTCAAGGCCAATTAACTAGCGTTACTAACACTAGTATTGCAATTAATGGCAATCAAATAACAAGTGGAACAATCGGTTCTGCATATTTAAGCGGTTCTTACACAGGAATTACAGGTTTAGGAACGCTTGGCAATTTAACCGTTACAAACACTATTTCAGGCTCAATTAACGGTAATGCTGCAACTGCAACAACTGCAGGTTCAGCAACAACCGCAACTACCGCCACAAACATCGCAGGTGGGGCTTCAGGATCAATTCCTTATCAAACAGGTTCTGGTGCTACAGCTTTGCTTGCAAAAGGCACTGATGGGCAGATATTGGCTTTGGCTTCAGGTTTGCCTGCATGGATAGATAACCAAACAGGAACAGTAACTTCCGTAAGCGGATCAGGCACAGTTTCAGGCATTACTTTGTCAGGAACGGTAACTTCTAGCGGTAGCTTGACTTTAGGAGGAACTTTAGACCTATCAAGCCCTCCTGCTATTGGCGGAACTACTGCTAATACCATTCGTGGAACAACTGTTACTGCAACTTCTAGCTTTGTTGGAACTAATTTTGATGCTTCAGGTTCAGGCGGTGGTTCTTTAAGAACAAATGGCGGAACAGCTTGCTTGCAATGGGGTGGTGGCGGTGGCACAAATGTGACCATTGATGGCGCAATTAATATGAATGGCGCTAATTCAGCCATTCAGATAAACCCAACTGGAACAGGATCTGTTTCTATTGCTCCTGCTGGCGCATTAACAGTTAATCCTACAACTGCTTCCACAATGAACAATGTGGCTATTGGTGGAACTACTCCTTTAGCTGGAACATTTACTACATTGCGAGTAAATAGCACTATTTCATTGGATGGATCTACAGGCACTAGCGGTTATGTAATGACTTCTAATGGGGCTTCTGCTCCTACATGGCAAGCATTGCCTGCTTCAGGAATTACAATAACTGATGACACAACCACCAATGCAACTCGTTATTTAGCATTTACTAGCGCAACAAGCGGTTCTGTTACTGGTCAAAACGTAGCGTCAACCAAGTTGCAATTTAACCCATCAAGTGGTGTTTTAACTGCAACAGGTTTTAGTGGTTCAGGTGCAAGTTTAACAAGCGTTGTTAACAGTATTACAGGAACTTCAAACCAAGTTGTTGCTTCTGCTTCTACAGGTGCGGTTACATTGTCATTGCCACAAAGCATTGCAACAGGATCAAGCGTTCAGTTTGGTTCTTTTGGTGTTGGCACTGCTGCGTCAGGAACAACAGGCGAGATTAGAGCAACCAACAACGTCACTGCTTACTATTCATCAGACGCAAGCCTTAAAGAAAATATTGCTGATATTGCAAATTCTTTAAGTATTGTGTGCGCTATTGGTTCTAAATCATTTGATTGGACTGATGCTTATATTGCCTCAAAAGGCGGTGTTGACGGTTATTTTGTTCAAAAATCAGATTTTGGTGTTGTTGCTCAAGACGTTCAGGCTGTATTCCCACAAGCTGTTAGAACTCGTGAAGATGGCACTTTAGCGGTTGATTACGAAAAGTTATCCACACTCGCATTTGGTGCAATTAAAGAACTATTGAAGCGTGTTGAGGTTTTGGAGGCTAAATAATGGCTTTACCTTCATCAGGGCAAATAAGTCTTTTAAATTTGCAGACTGAACTTGGTGGATCTGACCCCATTTCTATTAATGAATATTATAGGGGTGGGTCTTATGTTGCCAATATTTCAGCCAACAACGGTGTTCCAACTTCAGGTCAAATTAGCTTAAGCAACTTTTATGGTGCTGTTGCTGCCTATACTGCTGATTATTTGGTTGTTGCAGGTGGCGCAGGTGGTTCTTACGATTGGGGTGGCGGTGGTGGTGGAGGTGGTGTTGCTGATGGTTCATTTACAGCAATTCCTGGCACTTCATACACAGTTACGGTTGGCGGTGGCGGTTATGGTGGCGGTAATAAACCTTCAGGATATGGCTCAAATTCAGAACTAGTTGGCATCGCTAAATCAGGCGGTGGCGGTAACGCAGGTGGATGGCAAAGCGGTTCAGGTGGCACAGGAACAGGTGGCTCAGGTTACGCTGCAGGCGGTTCAGGCGGTGGCGGTGGCGGTAACGGTGGCTCATCAGGTGGCGGTGGCACAGGCTCGCAAAGAAATGGTTATGGCTCATCAAACCGAAGTGGAAACTCAGGTGCTTCAGGTGGCGGTGCAACTGCTTCAGGCGGTGATAACGGTGGTCAAGGGTATACGTCAAGTTATGGCGGTTCTTCTGATGTTTATGGTTCAGGCGGTGGTCGTGGTGTTGAATTTGCAACACCAGGAACAGGCGGAACAAATGCAGGTAGCGGAACAGCAAATAATGGCGGAACTGCAAGTTCAGG